CTTTTGCTTCCGCCGCGCGGAAGAAATAAAATTTCCCACGGTCAACCTATAGTCAAAGTTTGAAATTTTATGTTAATGTAATAAACATGACAACGCCGAAACTTTTGACGAAGGCCGAATTTGCCCGAAAATGCGGGGTTTCTAAAGAGGCGGTCGGGAAGGCCGCCCAGGGTTTGCTTTTGGCTGCCGTAACGGCCGGAAAGATAGACACGGCCCACCCCGTTGCCGTTGCTTACTTTGAAAAACATTCCAAACCGAAGCCGGGCCCTGGACCGGGACGGCCCCGAAAAGCTGCGCCGGGGGACCCGGACAAGGGGGCGGGCCCGGCCGCGGAACTTTACGAACGGGCGGTTCAAGCTGTGATTGAAACCCAGGAGCCGCGGCCGGAAGTCTTAGCGCAGATATTAGGAATTAATTCGGAAAAGGCCCGGCAATTGATACAGTCAATGGAACGGGCCGGGATAGTTTCGGGGCCCCGGGGCGCGTACGGGCGGCTGGTTTTAGTTGGGCGGCCGGAATCCGCCGAGGGGAAAATGTCCCCGTTCAATAAAAACCGGGACATTGAAGCCCACCTGGACTTGACGCTTCGGCAGATTTTGGCGGAATTCGGGACGGCCGAAAGTTTTTCCCGCTGGCTGTCCGCGCGCAAGACCCTGGAAGAAATCAGGGAAAAGCAAACAAAGAACGCCGAAAATGAACGGCGGTTAATTCCGCGGGACATGGTCCGGAACCATATATTCGGGTCAATTGAAGACAGCAACCTTCGGTTACTGACAGACGCGCCGCGGACAATTGCCCGGCGGGTTTACGGTTTGGCAAAGTCAAAGACCCCGGTCGAAGAAGCCGAGGCCCTGGTGCGGGACTTGATCGCCGCGCAATTGAAGACGGTCAAGGCCACGGCCGTTCGGTTGCTAGGCGATGCCTAAGACGGCCGCGCGTCCGGCGGCGGGGACAGCGGGGAAGCGGCGGAAGAAGAAGGCGGCCGCGGACCCGGTCCCGAAACCCCAGGCGTCTTCGCATTTTGACGCGGATTTTTTGGCAAGCTGTGAAAAATGGCTGGCGGAACGTTTCGAAGGTTTAACGGACGAACTGATTTTATTATTGCCTTCCGAATGGGCGGAAGTGAAAAGATACCTTCCGCCGCAAGTAACGCCGCTGCCCGGGTATTATTCATTTGGGGTCGCGCCATACCTTCGGGAAATTCTTGATTGTTTCTCCCCCCATTCTCCGATTCGTCAAATTGATTTAATGAAGGGCGTTCAAGTTTTGGCGACCGTGGGTATCTTTGAAAATGTCATAGGATATTATATTGACCACATTAAAAACGCGCCGGTTATGTTATTGACCGCGGACGACGGCCTGGCGAAGTTGCGAATGGAATCCTATATTACGCCCATGCTGCAATATAGCGGCCTTTCGCATTTGATTAAATCCGCGGACATGATAAACACGCGGAAGACGGGCAAGACGGACCGCAAAGTTGAATGGGAAGGCGGCGGCTTTTTGATTCCGTTCGGGGCGCAGAACGCGGACAAGTTGCGTTCAACGTCCATTCAGATTTTGTTACAAGACGAAACGGACGCATTCCCGGATCGGGTCGGGAAAGACGGGGACCCGGCGAAACTTGCCGAAGACAGAACGGCGGCCTATGAAGCGACCCGCAAAATCGGGCGGCTGTCAACGCCGCTAATTACACAGACCAGCCGAATAAACCGGGAATATTTGAAGGGCGACCAGCGGAAATATTTTGTCCCGTGTCGGCATTGTAAGAAAAAACAAGTTTTAAAATTCGAAGGCAAAAACGAAGACGGGACGGCATACGGCCTGGCGTATGATTTGGACGAAGCCGGGAACCTGGTTGAAAGTTCCGTTCGGTACATTTGCAAATTTTGCGGGGGCGAATGGGTTAATGATGACAAGGCCTGGTTTTTGCCGCGGGGCGAATGGCGCGCAACGGCAACGGCGCAAAGTCCGGACCGGCGTTCGTATCATATAAGCGCGCTTTATTCCCCGGTCGGAATGCAGACCTGGGTGGCAATTATTCACAAATGGTTAGACGCGTGGGACGTGCAAGCCGGGCGCGCAAAATCCCTTGAAGCCCTGCAGCAGTTTTACAATAACGTTTTGGGTTTGCCGTTTGAAATGCGCGGGGAGTCTTTGACACTTGAACGGGTTCAAATGCATCGGCGGCATATTTACAGCGCGGGGGAAATCCCGAACAAGAAAGCCGCGGAAGAAACGGGCGGGAAGGTTCAAGTTTTGACCGGGGCCGTTGACGTTCACCGGTCCCACCTTGACGTGTTAATAAATGGGTACGTTCCGGGGGGCGGATTTTATTCGGTTCTTTGGAAACAACTCGAGGGGGACTGTGAAGACCTGGCCGCGGAACCTTGGCAACGGCTCCGGGAAATTATCGAAGACAAGACATTTCAAGCGGACGACGGGCGGCTGTACCGGCCCGCATTAACTTTGATTGATTCGCAATACAACGCCGACCTGGTTTATAGATTTTGTGCGGACTATGAAGACGGGGTTTTTCCAATAGCGGGCCGGGACCTTCCCATAAAATCCGCCGCGCTTAAAGAATTTTCGGAATTCACTTCGAAGCTAGGAACCCGGGCGTTTAACATTACGGTTTCACTTTACAAAGACCGGCTGGCCGCGGCGCTTCGGCGTGATTGGGATGGGGTCCGTCACCAGCCCGCGGGCCATCCGAATTTCCCCCAGGATTATCCGGACGCATTTTTTAAACAATTGACCGCGGAAACGAAACGGGAAAAGGTGGACAGCCGGACCGGCAAGCGCCAGGGGTTCGTTTGGTATAGGCCCAGCGGCGCGGACAATGAAGCCTGGGACCTTTGCGTTTACTGCGCCGCGGCGCTAGATATGATCGCGGTTGAAACTTGTTTACACCATTTGAACTTAGACTATGTGGACTGGCCGCAATTTTGGGAATTATGCGAAAAAGAAAAATTATTTTTTGACGGTTGACGGGGGCCCCACCTGGTGGTAAACTCAGGGCATGGACGAAGCCTTTTTACAGGCCCGAATTGACCGGCTCAAATTGGCCATTCCGGCTTATGAAGACGCAATCGACGCCCTTTTAAACAAGGGCCATACGCAGTACACCCTAAACACCGGTCAAGACGTGCAAACCGTAACGCGGCTGGACCTGGTCCGGCTTGAAGCGGCCCTGGATTCTATGTTGAATCGGCTGGCAACGCTTGAAACCCGTTTGACGGGTTCGGGCGTGAAATACCTTCGGGGGGTCCCTTGACTTTTATTCAAACCGTCGCGGACAAATTAGGCGCGTATTTTTCGGACCCGGCCCCGGCCGGGCCCCCGTCGTATGCGGTCACAGATTTGCCGGACGCGCGCTTTATTTCCGACCCGGTTGTTTGGAAAGATTTTAACGGGGACAAGTTCCCTGGCGGGTTCGGGGAAACGCGGATTTTTGAACTTGATTATTTCACTTTACGCGCGCGGTCCGCGCAACTTGACCGCGAGAACCTTTACGCCCACGGCCTAATTTCCCGCCTTCTTACTAACGAAATAAACACCGGCCTTTTATTGGAAGCGACCCCGAACGGGGAACTTTTAGGAATCCAACCGGAAGAAACCGAAACCGGGGAAATGGTTGACCCGCTTGAAGCCTGGTCCGAAGACGTTGAAAACCGTTTTCAGATTTGGGCAGACGCCCCGACCCTTTGTGATTATCACAGCGAAAAAACCTTTTTCGCCCTGCAGCGGGCCGCGCGCCGGGAGGCCCTGGTCGCGGGGGACGTTTTAATAAATATCGTTTTCAATAATGCGGCGAAGGTCCCCCAGGTTCAAATCATTTCCGGCGGCCGCGTCAAGACCCCGTGGGACCCGGACAAGGTCAAGGGCCGAAACATAAAACACGGGGTCGAAATAGACGGGCAGGGCCGCCACGTTGCCTATTGGGTAGAAGACGGGGAAACGTTCAAACGCATTCCGGCCCGGGGCCCGAAGTCCGGCCGCCGAATCGCGTGGCTTCTTTACGGGACGCCGCGGCGTTTGGACGATGTCCGGGGAATGCCCATCCTGGCTTTGATTCTGCAAAGTCTGAAAGAACTTGACCGTTATCGGGACGCGGCGCAACGAAAGGCGCTTATAAATTCGCTTCTTGCGGTCTTTGTGAAGAAGACGCAAGACAAGCCGGGGACGAAACCATTCACGAAGGGCGCGACCCGGAAAGACGCGGCCGCGGTAGACGGCGGCGACCGGGTCTTTGAAATTCAAAATTTAATCCCGGGCCTGGCGTTTGAAGAATTGCAGAGCGGCGAGGAGCCGGTCCCGTTTTCAACGTCCGGAACGGACTTAAACTTTCCGGGATTTGAAGCCGCAATAATTCACGCAATCGCGTGGGCGAATGAAATCCCGCCGGAAATTTTGACCCTTGCCTTTGAAAAGTCTTATTCCGCGGCGCGCGGCGCTGTGAATGAATTCAAGTTATATTTGAACCGAGTCCGCGCTGATTTTGCGGACAGTTTCACCGAGCCGATTTACCGGGAGTGGCTATTAAGCCAAGTTTTAGCGGGAAAGATTGACGCCCCGGGTTTACTTGAAGCGTGGCGGAACCCGGCCGCCTTTGACACTTTCGGCGCTTGGATTGCATCGGACTGGACCGGCGCGATAAAGCCGTCTATTGACCTTGAAAAAGAAGTCAAAGCCTATACGGCAATGGTTGAACAAGGGTTTATGACCAGGGACCGCGCAACGAAAGAATTGACCGGAACGAAATTTTCCAAAAACGTCAAGCGGCTTAAAACCGAAAACGAACTTTTAAAAGAGGCCAGCGGGGCGCTTTCGGCTGCACCGTCCCCCGCCCCCGCGGGCGGGGACGGCGGCGGCGAACCGGACGAAGACGAAGAAAGCCCGGAAGAAGCCGGGGCCCGCGCGGGGGAAGCCGCGGCGCTTGAACTATTGGAAAGGGCGGACCTGGCATAATGGCGACAACCCTTGTGGATATAACCGGGACCTGGGCGGAAATTGCAACCGGCCCGGCTTTGTTTATAATTAACCGTTACGGACGCGGGACGCTTTACGTTGCAAATGAAGAAGCC